CAGCTCCAGCATTTGTTTGGCCTGTTATTGGCTCATCGTCTACATATATAGTTGTATCTACTGTATCGTCTACATAAGGTGCGGGTGATGGCGTAGGTGCTGGAGTCGGTGCAGGTGTAGGAGCTGCTGTTGCTGCTGCTGCTGCTGTCGTTGCTGCTGCTGTCGTTGCTGGGTTTGTTGTTCCTCCAACTGTTGAATCATAAGCTGCAGCTTGGTTTGCACCATATTGAGCAGCCAATTCATTAAAGGTGCTTGCGTCTGAAACCATTGGCATATATCTTGGGCCAGATGGCGTATATGGAGAAACTTGGTCAATATAACCAAATGGGGAAGCTATATCATACTGAGTATAACCCTCAGGCTTTCGTTGAGAATAACTAACGCCAGGTGCAATTAATCCAGCAGGAACTCCGCCACTTGCTAGGTCATCCATTGCTCTGCTATTTAGACCATACGCAAACGCATTGCCACTTGCATAGTTTGCATCGTCTTGATGTGCTTCTAAGTAATCTAAAAGTTCTTGGTTCATAAGTTTAATAGTTTATCAATTTTTTCGTCTATTTTGTCGAATCTGTCAAAGATTCTATCCATGTCTTTGTGTAGCTCTTGTTTGGTTACATACTTGGTGGGTAGTTCTTCTCTTGTTTTATTAACAAGAATATCAACTCTTTTGATCTCGCTTGAGGTTGATCGTATGCTATGAATGATTGGTACATATACCAATGTAATCATGGCGTTCCACAAAATCCACGGAGAAAGCTCCATTAGTTTTTTATTAGCTTTTTTAGAGCTTCCCATCTGTCAGGTTGGAAGTGTCTCATACATAGACCTGTTCCTATTACTATTATTGCTGTCCAAAATAAAAATTCCATAATTGTTTCCTTAATAACTCCATATCCAAGGTCTAGGTCTTGTTACTTGATGTGTCGATACATCTAAATGGATAAACCTATTGTCGCCTTTTTGTGCGACACCTATGCCTGTAAAACCAAACTCACTTGCCTTGGCTATCACTTCGTATGCTTTGTGTCCTCTGATTGATATGTCAGCAGCGAAGCCATCTCTGTGTGCGCCTGGATTAACTTTTTTCTTTTCTATCGGGTGATCTTTACAACGATAACCAGATGTAATTACGAAAGGAAAATCAAGTTCCGTTCTTAGTGATTGTAACTTATCTAAAAGTAATTGACTAATACCATTTTCACCGCAATGTTGACAAGCAAACTCTTCAGGTGAAAAGTTGGGATATTGTTCCCAATCTATATTGTGTTCTTTTTTCATAAACGCCCACACTATTTTTTAACTTTTTCAAAAGTTCTTAGGCTGCTCATACCAAGCATTGCCATAACTATTGTTGAGAGTTGGCTAAAATCAAACTCAGGCGTTCTAAAATCTGCGCCTGAAATAATTAATATGTATTGAATGATTGGTTCGATTAAAAAGTGATAGACCAATGCAATACCACAGGCCCAACCAATAAAAGGTCGCCACCCTGCAACAAAGACATTCTCATGAGATGCTTCAACCTTATTAAGTTCTATCTGCGCTCTGTTAAGAGAAACTATTTCTTTTTCTAGTTCGTGAGATAGTTTAAGTTTAAGATCCTTGTCAGCAACAAACTTATCAAGAATATCGCTAACAGGCTTGATAAGTTTATCAATCATTATTTTCTTTTGGATTTAGCCCCAGAACATTTCCATCTTTTTCTTGATAGATTGTTTGGAGTATTAGGGTTGTTTTGTTTTTTCTTTGATAATCTTTTCTTTATACCAAGACTTCTAGCACAATATGAATCACCTTTAGATGTTCCTGGCTTTACCCTAGGCCCACCACCCTTGGCTTTTCCTGCTTGACCATAACTAACCTTTTTACCAGATGCGGTTACTTTTACTTTTGCCTTGCCTCTTCTTGGTGTTGCCATAATTAGTGAATAGTTTTTTCCTCACAGGAAATTATTTCTGAATCTTCGTTAATTATACCACCAGACATTAAAGTTAATATCTTCATTGCAGTTTCTTTGTCTTTGGCTCTGATGTCGTTACCAACGTAAACCATGTCATCTTCTAAGACCTCTATGTCAAATATCTTAACCGCCATTGCCCGTGAACAATCCCTGTGCTTGTGTCTTGGCAATCTGTCTTATGGTTTCTCTATCCCTTTCCATAAGTGCGTTGACTTCTGCAACATTGATTTGTGCGCCATACTTAGCCTTTAATTCCGCAGCCTTGATCAACATCTCTGCTTCAGTCTCATCTCGGTTTCTGTCATCGTCCATGATGATCTTCATACGATCTGTTTCAGCGTTAATCATAGCTGTTTGTGCTGAGACTTGAGCTTTCTGCATTTCAGCTTCAGCCAGTTTGTCTTGAGCAGTTGGTTGTGGTGGTTGTGGTGGTATAGGTTGCACTTCAGTATTAATGAAGGATTGTACGTCTTTGAAACCAGCCATTTCTATCATTTTAGCAATGGTGTTGGAGTATTGTTGTAGTGATACCAATGGATTGCTTGGCCCAAGGGTTTGAAGCATTTGTTCTTGTTTTTGTGCAAGTTGCGTTAGCACACTCATTTTTTCCATGTCGCTAGATTTAGAAATTGCTACGTTGACTACTAGGTCTTTGTCGGCATCCCAATAACGAGGGTCAATGGGTACAAACTCATTGTTAAGTCTTACCATGTCTGCTTGGTCTTGGTGTTTTACAACTAGGCTGTTGACCAGTTTAAACAAGTCTTTCATGCCATCGGCAAAGTGTCGGCAAATAAGTTCGACTCGACCTTGTGCGCCTGACATAGTGGCTGCAACTGCGGATGCACTTGAGCTTTGTAATGCGTCAGCGTTTAGTCCTGCCGATGCTTTTGATACACCTGTTCTATTTTCTTTGGCTTCGTCTAAGTAAGACAGAACGGGGAAAGCCTCTTTGCCAACAAAAGGAACTGCGAAAGGTTGCACCATACCTGGCGCACGCATTCTAATTGGTTGTCCTATGTCGGTGTTGAGTACATCGTCAATGTTGACTTGTCCTTCAACAACTCCCATGCGAGGGAAGATGGCGTGGCCCAGACTATCAAGTGTGTCTCGCATAATTTGAGACTTAGCAGCTTGAATAGGCTTCAAGTAATCTGCTGGACAAGAACCGATGGAGGTATGCGGTTCGGGATCAGGACAGAAGAGAGTTATCGGAAGGTCATCCCATTGAGCTGTATTTACTATATTTAAGCCATTGCCTACAGTACATACTCTTATCCTTTCGTCTATTCCATCGCCATCTAAATCATAAAATAAATAGTGTTCTACATATAAAACATTTTTTTGACCGCTATCGTTTCTTGCATCAAAAATTCCGTCTGAATATGGATTTCTAGCTTCTTCTTCTTCAAAAGTTTCAGCATCAATTAAATTACCAGAACCAGCGTATTGTTCCATTTCTTCTTTGTCGTAACCCATAGCAACCAAGTCGCTAACAGTTTTAATCATGCGGTGAGCTACATAAGGAGAACTGTGCAAATCTCTGGCATACCTAGAGATTAAAACTTCTTCAGGTGGTATGGACTCGATGCAAACTTGGTTTTTACCTTTAACTCGTCTGATGGTTAGGTCGTAACTTACAGGTGATTCTTGTGTCATCTCTTCGCCCGTTTCAGGGTTGATGATTGTCATGGACTGCATCTCTGCTGTCTCTTTAACTATCTCTACATCAGGATCTAACATGAGAGCTTGATAACCCTCTGGTGATACGTCTGTGTATTCGTGAGTAGATGCACTAATGCTGTCATCCCAATAAGCTTTTACAAAACCAGTTTTTCTGATGAGCGCATCTTTAAATACGTCATACATAACTTTGAACCCAGGGTTCTTTTGTTGAATGATGTAGTTGATGTAGTCGGTTTGTTGGGTTGCAAGAGGTATATCCTCTGCGTTGCGTGGTACAAACTCAACGATCTTATTAGTACCAAAGAAAGTACGCATGATAGATGGAAGCATAAACAGTACGCTGTCTCTAACGTCTGTTGAAACATACTCAGACTGCATGGAGCTTTGTCCATTGGGTGCTTCACCTAAATAATATTCAGTTGCCTCGGCTCTATCTTCGCCTACTTGCTCGATGTAATCTCTGGCATCGTCTAGCTCAGATTTTAAGATGCCTTGCAGTTCTTCTTCGTTAGAATCGTCTATCATTTCTGCTTTCGCATCATCTTCTTTGTCATATTTCATGTATTAACCTACTCGTAGAATTTTGGATTTTAAAGGTTTCTTGAAATTATAACCCAAAAAGGAAGTTCCTCCACCAAAACTTGCTGCCGAACTTGCCATGGTTAATGCAAGTGCATCTGCCTTGTCGGGTGATTTGATTCCTCTTTTTTTCATTTCTTCCTTAGACTCTATTTTTATTTTTCCTGTTGATGTATATTTATAGGAAGGCGCAACCAATTCCGCTACAAGCTCATCATCATAAGGAAGTCGGCAATCTCGTTGCGCCAACCAATCTTTTATCGCAAACCATAACTCTGCTCTCAAGTTAAGATAGTTCTTACTGGTCGCTGGAGACTCAGATACGTTTACGCCTCTGACGGGTAAGTTTTGCTCTGAGAGTCTGTCAACCACACCACTGCCTAAACCAATTACGTCTATAAGGATCTCTTGTGGTCTGTTCATTGCAGTTGCGTCATCGTATAGATTTTTAACTGCACCGCATAATTGCATTAAATCCATTGATTTAAAAGTCTTAATTTCAAAAACTGTGTTGCCCTGGCGGATGCAAAGAGCTGAGTTATCGCCACCAAACCTAGCTACGTCTAATCCCCAAACTATCGGATCATTTACTGTTAATGACACATCTCTTCCTAGTGCTGCTCGAGCAAGTTCCATAGGAATAACCGCATCATCGTCTGCATGGGGAAACTCACCAAGAACTTCGACTCTTGCAACTGTTGAATCTTCGCCATACTGTTCAAGCATGGTTTGAAAGAGGTTTTGGTCAGTTCCCTCAACTGTGCGTGAGTCTATTTGCGCTAATTCCCAGAATTTACGCTTGGAATGGAAAGAATCGTAGAATGGGCCTGTGTTTCTGCGTGGGTTAGAGAAGGTAAACCAATAGCGGTTTTCGGTGGGTTCAGTAAAGAATCCCTCTGATACGCTGTAGATAGGTGCTGGTATACCTGATGCTTCGTCCATAATTAGGCAAACTCCGTAGTTAGAGTGAATACCAGCAAATGCGTCTGGGTTTTCTTCGCTCCATAACTGTGCTTGCGCGTAGTAGTAACCAGTGTCTATTTTTAGGTCGCGTTTTAGTGCTTCTTCAAACCAACCTTCAGGTTTGATGGTGGTTGCTGTTTTGTGAAACCAATGGTTGTTAATCGAAAGCGTGAGCCATTTACCTAGTTCCGCCCAAGTTCTACTTCTAAGCTGCTGTTCGGTGTTAGCGGTAACGATGGTAGTAGAGCCAACTCTGGTTGAGAGCATCCACAGTATGAGCCAAGCAACTAAGGCTGATTTACCGATACCACGACCAGAGGCAACAGCGAGTCTAAACATCTCTGGTGTTACTTCTCCGTTGTTGCGTTGTATGTGTATTGAAATATCTCGTAAAATTTTTTCCTGCCACTTGCGAGGGCCTGTGAATTCTTCGAGGGGGGTGTCTTTTTCTCCCCAAGGGAAGATGAACTTAACAAAGTTGTAGGGATCGTCTTTAACATTCATTGACCAAATTTCGGTCATGAGTTCTTGTTCTTGTTGTGCGCTATATTTCATATCAAAAAAAATAAAAAAATTTTAGTTCATCAGTTCCACATACATTGCCCCGTCGCAAAAGTGAAAGGGGGGGTATTTACAACATCTGATATAAGGAGCTGACATTGATGGGGTTTTCCGCCTTTCCGTTGGCTAGTATTAAGGGGAGATAAGATTGCCAACGCTTAACCCTTTGTATTTTTTTGCTGCATCTTCTTTGATAGGAGTTGTTCCCCCTCTTGATCCCTTGTAGGTAAAGGGTTTATTTCTTTAGCATCAATTATATTTGTCATAGAACCGCCGATCCTAGTTTTTGCACCATTAATTACATCATTTAAATTTATAGAAGCGTTGATTACTTCTTGGCGATCTTTCCAATTTTCTGGGTCTCTGTTTTTAAGGAAGAAAATAGCGGAAGTTTCTTTCCCCTCCATTGCATTATCAAAAAGTTTTGAGCTAACCAAGGCCACAGCTTTTGCTCTTCCCCTTTTTAATGCGTGTTCTATTTGCTCAATATGTTTTTTCCTGGTGAGCGTTGAGTTGCTTATATCCAACGCTGACGCGATTTGACGCTCACTTAATCCCATTCCTGCAAGCCTTTCTAATTCCACTAAATCAATATTTATAGGCTTTCTTCCTCGTTTTTTGAGTGGTTTTTGTTCTTTATTGTTCATTAATACCCCTTTTATAAGCCGATTTTATAGGAAAAACCGCCATTTTTATACAAAAACCCCTATTTTCTGACCTTGTTATGTATTTTTGTGATGTTTTATGAGACAATTCTCTTATGCGATCAATTAAGGTTGCATATTTTAGGAGAGAGAGGATGAGTAAATATATAGCAATAACAAAAGAATGGCACGACAAGGCAAACGGCAATAGTTACTTTAGTACCAATATAGAGGATGTAGAACAAGATAAGAATTATATTCTACCCTTTCAATATGGTTATGGTTCCCAGTCAGAGCATGAAACCAAGCAAGTATTAAAAACCATCAATCCAAATGTTTCATGGAATGATATCAAATTTATCAAAATTGATAGATGTCTAAAAAGAGAAGTTAAACAACACGGCCAAGGAATAGAGGAAAACTATATTTCTAATCCTGGTTATTACTACCAAGACTGAGGGGGAACTATGTATATACCAATAGAAACAAAAGAAACATACAACGGCAAGCAATACATTATGCAAGCTGGACTTGTGAAAGGTAGAAATCATTTATTAAGAAATGGATGGGAATATTGCGCTAATGGCACATCTTTAACTAATGGGCGCAATACAGGCTCATATAATCGCTTTATGAAGTGCTGGAGCTTTGACAATGACATTCTTAATATTAGAGATCATTGTACTTACTTAAATGAACAATCTTTAACCATGCAAAATTTAAGGGGGAAATAATGAAAGACTACGCACACAAATTACACAAACCAAGAGAACCAAAACCTTGGCACGATGTAGCAAGAGAGATAACAGAAAATCTAATCTTTGTTGCTCTAGTGGTTTTTATTGTAATCATAATTACAGGAGCTGTAATCTAATGGCATTAATGAAACTACAAGTAACAGAAAAAGATAAAGAAGTTTTAATCAAGGCCCTCGCTGACTTAGGAAAGCCATTGGTTAAGAAACCAAAGCCAACGACTGAGGAAAAGAAAACCTTAGTAGCAATAGAAAACTTAATAAAACAAATAGCATTTCAATAGGAGGAATTAAAAATGGCATTATTTGAAATAGATAAAAGATCAGACGAGTGTGCGTATATAACCATGGGAAATTTAACTGTCTATCTTGACAACTCAACAGGCGAACAGATTATCCATATTTGGAAAACTGTACCCAATACAGGACAAATGACAGATATTTATGACTCATATTTTGATATTGAAAAACAAAAAAGGGTGAAAGCATGACACAGCATAGCGACAAAGTAGAAGAACAACGCCAACGCTTAGACAAAGAACAGCTTGACGGACAAATAACCATGATCGATATTCGCAAAGGTAGAGTTCAAACACGCTTTGCAAGTGGGCGAGTTGTTACAGAGTACCCAAGAGATAAGCGAAGAAAAACCAAAATAGAGCAAAGATGATAGAGATAATAGGCTTTATCTTTGGTATAGGTTTCTTACTTTGGCTAACAGTCGTAACAGCTATTTATATAGCTGTTCGACACTTTGAAGATCTCTAATCCCCCTCCTCGACCAAAGCCACCCCTAAACCAATAAGGAGAATATGTTTTCTCCCATTTCTTCTTGCTTTTCGCAAGAGTATTCTCTCGCCCTCTACTGCCAACCAAATAACTTTTTTATCAACTAAAGACTGAATTGCCTTTCCTACTGTTTTAGGCGTTAATCCTGTCATCTTCGCCAAATAACTAAACGCATCACGACAGCTCATTGATTCTGCGCGATGTCTTTCACATATGGCCCACAAAACCAAAGTCTCAGCAGCATTAAGATCGGTTCTCCCTGCTTGTCGTCTAAACCACTTCCAAACCACCCCTTTTAACTTCGCAAAACTTTTATACTTCTTCGCCACTCCATAGGCCACAAATCCAACATCTTCCTCAATTACACTATCGGTTGTTATCCACCAGAACTTATCAATCAACTAAGCAACCTCCTTGAGACTAACCGCCCTCTCTTTAAACCAATCATCTAATAACTGCATTGCACCAGGACAAATACTATAAACTCTTTTTCGCCTATCGCTTCCCACGTTTTTACACAAATACTTGCGTTGAACAAAATCATCCAACACATAACCAATCGTTGAGCGACTTCCTAAACTATAAGGCAATAGCTTAACCAACCTCTCGAAGTTTAGCCTGTCTCCCCCCAATTCTGCTATCGCGATTTCTAAGACTAAAATAATATTAAGTTGGCTTGTTAGCCACAAGGACATAAACCCCTTTTTTCTCTTTGCTCTTCCTATCACCTCTCGCATATTTATCATCCGATCTCTTAATTGTTTCATTGTTTCCCCTGACTTTTTTGCGATTGCCTTATATACATTTACACATTAAATTTATCAGTAAAGTTTAATTATATTTCTCTTGGGGAAAATGGGCCTTAGCCCATTTCTCCCTATATGTTATGTTATGGATATGATGGAAGCTCTTTCTATAAAGTCTTAACAGTTCTTCTATAAAGTCTTAACAGAACTTCCATAAAAACTATTTCTTTTTGACCTCTTTTTCGTCTTTTTTCTTCTTCTTTTTACCAAAAATACGTTCCCAATTATCTTTGTATTCTTGGGAGTAAGATCCTGGTCTTGGCATATCTCCCTTACCCATGATGTTCACCACTTCGTCTAATAGCTTCATCTAATAAATCGTCTTTTGGTGGATAAGCATTAACGACAGCTCCACATTCTGCACAACTAAAACTAAGCTTTAAATCAAAACAATTATTGTATCGACTAATATTCTTTTCTCTTTCCAACTTCATGTTGGCATTACAATTAAAACATTTCATTTTTTACCTCTACTTATAATTTCAAAATGGTTGATCTCATTGTTCTCAACCGCTTCCTTAAACTTTTCTTTCAGCTCATCTTGGCTAAGATTAATCGCATCTTCGATAAATATTACTGCTTTGACTGTATCGCTCATGCTTCCATGTTCTTTAAGATGTGAGCAATCACTTCTATTGTCCAACCATTGCCAAGCATCTTATAACGCTGAGTGTTGCTTACATGGTTCGTGTAATTATCAGGAACAGTTTGCAATCTCTCACACTCTAAAGGCGTTAGCTTTCGCCAATAGACTTCATCTTGGGTTAAAACATTGTCCTTTTGAACTGTGGTAATGATGTTGGTTTTATCGTCTTTGCGTAACTCTAACTTCTGACTTGTAGAGCCATCTTCATTGTAACGGCCTCTGTAAGCACCCATAACCACCTTCGGTTCTCTGTTACCACCGCCCATCGTATTAACAGTTGGAGATTTACCATCAGGCGAATACACACGCTTTAATATATCGTGTCCATTAACATCAACTGCTGTTCCTATATGTTGAGGTTTATCGCTAGTTTGTTTTATCCAAGTATTACCATTAGATGAATTTGTCCTAAGTGTTGTAGATTTATCTCCCTTAATCATTTTTTTATTGTAAGGATCGCAAAAGTCTCCCTCTTCATTAGGCACATACTTAGGTACTGTTTCGTCTTTTATTTTGAATTGCTTTAAATGGTCTTGCTCTTTGTGTTTGGGTTTATCGCTAACCAACTTTTGAGGTATTCCTGTTGCAGAAAATTTGCCACCTTTAGTTGTGTCGTTTTCAAAATTAGCTTTTGATGATTTGTAATAATTAGCTTTTATAACAGAAGACTTTTCTGGTAAATCACTTATATCATCAACTAACATATTGCCACTACCTGCTGTGCCACCGCTTTGTGCTGATAGCGTAATACCCTTTCCATCTTTAGAATAAATACGATTGCCTTGACCACCATCTTTAATAGTGCCAACTCTTTGTGGCACTAAAGTCATTCCATTGTTCTCAGCTCCCTTATACATGGTTGCGGTCATACATAATGATTTGTCGTCAAGTTGTTTTAAGTGTCTGCGATTTCTTTCTGTTTGTTTTACTGGCTTGTGTTTAGGTATACCCTTTTCGTCACAGGCTAAATAATTTCCCTGCCTACCATTTTTAACATACTCCATTGCTGATAAGTTATGTGCTTTTTCTTTATTTTTATCTATCATGCAGTTTCTGTCGCCATTTCTAGCAACAAATTTATTTGACATCAAGGTTGGTTTCTTTGGCTGATCTTCTAAAATATCTCTTAAAACAATTCCCCTTTCTTTTGGTTGTTCAACATTAGGAATGTTAGTCCAATAGTAACGCTGTCTTGATTGTGCGCTAACCAAAGAGCTGTTAATAAAGATTGGCTCAACTCCCATGTACTCAGAAATAATATCTAAGTATTCTTTCTTCATTCTGACATTTTCTAATAAAAAATATTTGGGCTGTAAGTATGAGATAGCTTTGTGAAACTCAAAAAACAACGCAGATCTTGGA